TATGTGATATTTATTGGTACACCTATGGGTCACAATCAATTTTGGGATGTGTATGACCTTGCCAAACGAAGAGGTGGAGATTGGAAAGCTGTATTATACAGAGCATCAGAAACAGGTGTTATTGATGCAGATGAGCTTGAAGAGGCACGTTATACGATGCCAGAAGATCAATACGAACAAGAATTTGAATGTAGTTTCCAAGCTGCTGTATCAGGATCTTACTATGGTAAGCAGATACAAAAAGCTGAGAAAGAAAATCGAATAGTAGAAGTCGAATACGATCAAAACATAGACGTAGAAACATGGTGGGATTTAGGGATCGGTGATTCAACTGCTATTTGGTTTGCACAACGTGTTGGAAACGAAATACATTTAATAGACTACTACGAAACATCAGGCGAAAGTCTTGCACATTATGCGAATATCTTGGAAGACAAAGCCTACAATTATGGTAGACACATCGCACCACACGATATTGTGGCACGTGAACTTGGAACTGGTAAATCCAGATTAGAAGTTGCACAAGAATTAGGGATAAATTTTGATGTTTGTCCTAAATTAGAAATACAACATGGTATCGAGTCGGTAAGAAATACGCTAGATCAGTGTTGGTTTGACAGAAACCGTTGCAAGGTTGGTATTGAATGTTTGCGTCAATATCGAAAAGATTATGATGACAAAATGCAAACATTTAAAAATAAACCTCTACATGACTGGAGTTCACATGGAGCAGACGCATTTCGTTATGGATGTGCGATAGATCCTGGTACTGCAAGTCAATGGACAACAGAAATAAATATTGATACAAGGTATATAGTATAATGGCAAAAGGAAAACCCTTAACAGAACCAGAAATAGCAGCAGTACTGCAATCAGAAATATACGCATCACTTGGGTATATCGGTTCTGATATTACAAACCAAAGACAAAAATCACTTGAATATTACTTCGGTGAACCCTTTGGGAACGAACAAGAAGGTAGATCACAAGTTGTTTCTACAGACGTAAGTGACGTTGTTGAAAGCATACTACCTACATTACTTAGAACATTTGCAGCTAGTGATGATGTTGTTAGATGTGATCCAGTTTCAGCAGAAGATGAAGAAGTTGCAAAACAAGCTACTGACTATCTTAACTATGTGTTCAATAAAGATAATGATGGTTTTGTTTCTTTATACACAATGTTTAAAGATGCACTAATACAGAAAAACGGTATTGCAAAAATATATTGGGACACTTCAGAGAAACGTGAACAAGAAACTTACGAAAAACTAAGTGATGACGAATACACAATGCTTATAGATGAAGCAGGTGTAGAGGTCAAAGAACATTCAGAGTACAAAGATACATTCGCAGAAGAACAAAAAGAAAAATTAAAAGAGCAAACTCAAGATCCAATGTTGCTACAACAGATCGAAGATGCACCAACACCGATGTTGCATGATGTAGTAATCACAAGAGTTGAAGAGTATGGTAAAGTAAAAATAGAGGCTATACCACCTGAAGAGTTTTTAATTGAAAGAAGAGCAAAAAGCATAGAAGACGCAAACTTTGTTGCACACCGTACAACACAAACAAGAACGCAGTTAATAGAAGCTGGTTTTGATGTAGATATTATTGATAGACTTCCAACTGATGTTGCTGATAAATTTAACGAAGAAAAAATTTCACGTTACAGAAATCTTGATTATGATTACGAGAGTAATGCAGGAGAAGGTTCTACAGATGAGATTACAGTATTTGAGTGTTACGCTAAAATAGACGTAGAAGGTGATGGCATTGCCAAGTTAAGAAAGATTACAATGGCAGGCGTTGGTGGTTATGTAATATTAGATGATGAATTATGTGACAGTGTTCCGTTTGTTTCAATAACACCTATCATGGTTCCGCACAGATTTTTTGGTAGATCAGTATCTGAAATGACTGAGGATCTACAACTTATAAAATCTACAGTAATGAGACAGTTGTTAGATAATATGTATCTAACAAACAACAACAGAGTTGCAGTTATGGATGGTCAAGTAAACCTTGATGATCTTTTAACTAACAGACCTGGTGGTGTTGTAAGGACTAAAGGAGCACCTGGTCAGGTTATGATGCCAATGCAAACACAAACAATAAACCAACAAGCATTTCCATTGCTTGAATACCTCGACACTGTAAGAGAACAACGCACAGGTATTACTAGATACTCTCAAGGTATGGATGCTGACTCACTAAACAAAACAGCAACAGGTGTAAATGTTATTTTAACACAAGCACAAATGAGAGTAGAGTTAATTGCACGTATATTTGCAGAAACTGGTGTAAAAGATTTATTCCATAAAATATTTGAGCTGGTTGTAAAACACCAAGACAAAGAAAGAATTATAAAAATTAGAAACAAGTTCGTACCATTCAGACCTATGGAGTGGCGTAACAGATGTAACGTAAGTATTAACGTAGGTTTGGGAACAGGATCAAGAGACCAACAACTTGCAATACTAAATAATATTTTACAAACACAACTTAAAGCGTTGGAGCTACAAGGCACACCTGCTGGTCCAATGGTAAATTTAAGAAATATTTACAACACACTATCAAAGATTGTAGAAAATGCTGGTTTGAAAAACACTGGATTGTTCTTTACAGATCCAGATGTGGGTATGCAACAAATGCCACCACCACCACCACCACAACCTACAGAGTTTGAAAAAGTATCACAACTACAAGTGCAAGGTGAGAACTACAGAAAACAATTAGATAGTGAATTAAGAATTAAGGAACTCGAAAAAAGTTACCAAGAGATGATATTGAAGTTTGAGACTAGAATTAAAGAGCTTGAACTACAATACGGTACAAAAATTAACGAAGCTGAGATAAGAAGAGACGCTGTTCTTGCAAAAGAAGATTTAGTTCAGCAAGGTAAGTTACGAGAGCAAGCACAAAAAGTAGTGGATCGTCAACTTGACCAAACGCAACAAATCATTCAAAATGTAAATAATGGATCACAACAAACTAGCGAGTGAGGTATCAAGAGGAGAAAAGGCAAAACTTCTTTTAGATGAACCTCTAATTAAAGAGGCATTTGAAACTCTGAAAAGAGAATTTCAAGATGCCATATTAAATACGAAACACAATGAAGATGAAGCTCGTAGAGCTTTATGGCAAGCCTACCATCTTACAGATAGAGTTGAAAACCACCTAAGAACTGTAATGGAAACTGGTAAACTTGCAGCCACACAAATCAATCAGCTAAAAAAGAATTCGACTTAAATCGAATACACCAACCCAAAAGGGAGTGTAACATTTAAAAAGGAGGTCGGTATGGCAGATCGCCAACCAACAAACGTAATCGAAGCAGGAAATGTAATCAAAGGTCTTATGACTGGAGAGCCATCTGAAGAGGTTACACCTGTAGAGGAAGCAGTAGCTCAATCTACACAACAACAAACAGAAGAAACAGAAGTAGAAACTTCTAGTGAAGAAACTGTAAATCCAAGTGATGTTCCATATATGGATCAAGAGAATGAAAATTCTAATGAAGAAGTAGAAGAACAGAACGAACTATCTGAGTCGGAAGATATACAAGAAAACTCTGAGGAGCCTATTTACA